AAATCGAACTGTTCGAAATAAGATTTATCTAAATTATAAATTGATTGCCAAGTAGTGATTGTCAAAAATTTATTTGTATGCTTTTCTTTTCCTGAATATTGTCGATGACAAAAAGATTCAACATCGTAACCGTATGACTTAAAATCTGTGTACATTTGTTCAACTAGAGAAGTTGTGGGAACAATTAGTAATCCTTTATTGCATTGTTGTTGAATGTATCTTACAATAAGATATTGAATGAATGACTTACCAGATGCAGTTGGTGAAAGAAGCAATATTCTCCTACTTCTTATCGCTTGAACGAATGCCGCTTTCTGATAATCTTTTGGTTCGAAGGGTGTATTTAGAGTTGATATAAAATCTTCAGCTTCTTTCAAAGAAAAATTTTCTTCTAGCTCAACATCTTTATGAAATGCAATGCTGTATTTTCTATCAGAACAAAACTTTCTGATATAAGGTATTAATCCATAGTATATTTGATTAGTTCTTAAATCAAACAGACGAATTTTTCCATCCCACAATTTATTTTTATACGCAGGAACAAATTGATATCCTGGGACCTGAAATGTGAAGTAGTCCGAAAGTTCTTGAGATAAACTTCTTTCACAATCTATATGAATAAAAGCTTCATTTTTTTTCGTTACTACTAAATCCATCATCTACTTCTTCCCATGTGCTATCGCCCATTAAACGTACTGTCATAACATATGTATAGTGACTTGGGAAAACGCTCCAATTATCTGGTCCAATTATACTAAGAACATTTTGTTTTTTTCTGGAATCACAATAAACATAATAGCATTTCCCATGAACGACTCGAAAAGAGTAGACACAATCATGCATCATTTCACTGACCTGTATACGATTGTTTAGTGATTCCGCTTGTTTTTTTAAAACCTCAACTTGCTCCATTATTCTGTCATATTCTTGTTTTGCATTTAGCTTGCTAACATTTAACAGAATATCTTTTTCTTTTTCAATAGCAATAGGAGCAAAAGCAGGACTTCCTAGTTCCATAGGATAGGGAAGACTGCTTCTTCTCATTAAGTCATGTTCATCGAGTTCCATTATACACCTTGAATAAATCTTTCCCATTCTATAAATGATTTAAGTTGGAATGTCCTACTATGCAATTCTTTTAGAATCATTTCACAACAACTAATAATTTCATCGTGCATAGTTTTATTAGCGATACATTTTTGAATATCAATATCGCCATCCAAGTATGTCGCAATGTCACTCTTCAGCACAAAAGGAAATTGTTGCCATCCAAACTTTTGTAATTCTTCTGGTCCCATCTTTCCTGTATAGTATTCCCACTTTGTTTTCTTCAATTGATTATATTTGAATTCGGCTTCCTTCGACAATAATTTGTGCCGTGAAAGAATTGTCAAATATTTGCTATGAAGTTTTGGAATATCGAGCAGAGCTTTTCCTGGTTCAGTACGATCAATTTCAGTATCTTTTGACCATTCGGCCATCAATTCATCAAGTTTAGTCATAATAAATCTCCTCTTACGGAGTAATTATACATCAATTAAAACAATTTTTCAATATTAAAATATGTAAATCTGAAAGAAGCATCCGCTGTTATAACGTTATCGGGACTGTCTTGAGTTGAAAGAGAAAAAGAAGAGAGTGATGTCGGAAAAAGATTAAAAAATTTAAAACGATAATAAGGAGTAAAAGACGATGAATATACGGTTAATGTTGCATCCGAAAATTGAGGATTCGGTTTGTTACTTACTTTAGATAGTCTACTCAGATTTTCATACTCCTGAAAGTTTTCAGGAAAAGTCATACCTCGAATCCAATCATGGATCTCTATCCAAGATCTCATTTCTTCATCGATGGCAAAAGTAACATTCATTATATCATATATTGCTTTTTCACCTGGAGAATACATATCAACGAATGGTGTTGGCACAGTTATTTCACCTAACGATATTCCTGGAACATTTACCATTTGACAAAAAAATTCCATATTAGGAATTCTTTTAAAAGTTAAATGGAACTTATTAGGATGTAAAAAGTTTTGGTTGGAGGGTGTCGTTGATAATGCTATATTTGTCATTGTTTTTTAATATACTGTGATATGTCTATTACTGTTTCTTTCTGAATCATATCAATAATTTTACTTGTTAATTGTATCTCTTTTTGTATAAAAAACATTTTCTCTTCGAGTTCTTTCATTTGATTATGATAGAACTCTAATTCTTTTAATTTTCTGGCTCTAACATCGAGTAGATCTGATATAAGAATTATTTCACTCATAGTTGTATTTATGCATAAAAAAAGAGGAGAATCTTTCGACTCTCCTCTTAAAGGGGTTACCCCCAACTACTATCTCTCTACGGAGATTTAATTACATTAGATTAGAAATCTTGAATCCTCTGTAATAGTTGTTGCTTGTGGCAGTAAGAGCACCATTGCCTTGTGTAGTACCTTCAGCAAATGGGTTAGCAACTAGACCATAACGTGTCTTGAAGCCGATCTTTGGCTGGAAGGTGTTAGTGTCAACAGCGCGAACCATTTGTAGAGGAACGTATGGGCAGTAGAAAATACCTGCGTCATAAGCATTCGAACCTTTGAAGCCGATGACTGCAAACTCAGATGTTGAACCTGTTGGGAAGTATGGGTCAATGTAAACCTTGATACGACCAAATAGGGTACCAGCAAATGTGTTGCCTGTGTCATCAACAGTCAAGCTAACTTGACCAGCAAGTGCTGAGTTGTAATCAAGAATACCAGCCATTGCAAGAGCAGATGCTACGTCTGACGAGCAGATCATAACATTACCTTTACCACGACGAGTCAACTTAGCGATTTGGTTAGCTTCACGCTCGATCTGGAATGCAAGACCCTTAACTTTTTCAACCATCCAACGACCATTCGAATCCGTGTCTAGGTCGAATGTACCGACAGTTGTTGTACCAACTTTACAGCCGACTTTCGAAACAGTGTAGATTGTGCGAAGGACTTCACGATTGATCTCAGCAAGAATTTCTGAAGAAAGAATATTGCTGAGTTCTGTCTCTGCGTCAAGACCATGAACTGCTTTAAGATCTTGTGCAAGTTCCATCGAGTATTCTGCTTTAAGAGCACGAGTCTTAGCAGTAACAGTAACTTTCTCGATGCTGAAGCCCATCTCTAAAGGTGTAAGACCTTCAGCAGTTGCAGTTGCCATTCCACCAGCAGTATTAGCATTGAATACGCCGAAAGGAACATCTGAAGTTGTTGCTTTTAGACCAAATGTTTGTTGTGCAGTTGCAGAAGCACCAGCGTGTGCAGTATTAGCTTCATTGTAGAAAGCTTCTGTACCAGTTGATGCGCTGCGATTATCACCGTACATAGTACGCATTGCGAAGATCATACCTGTAGGACCAGTCATAGGCTGAACACCGCAAACGTCATAAGCGATAAGATTAGGAAGTGAACGACGAACCAAGCTGATAAGAATTGGATCGAAACCAGCAACTGGACCTGCATTCTGAGCATCAGCACCACCAAAACCGCCTGTACCAGAGGAATTGGTTGGTGCAGCTTCAGTGATAACGCCAGCTTCTTTTGCCATAGCTTGAATTTGATTTTCAAGAACGACAGCGGTGACTGCACGACGATAAGGATCGCTGATCTTAGGAAGATCGGCGTGTTCTAGGACCGGAGCCCATTTCTTTTGAAGTTGTTCGGAAAGATACATCTAAATCTCCTTGTTGTTTTTTAAAATTAAATTCTTGTTGTTTTTGAGATTGACTGAACGATAGAATTCATGAAAGAATCGGTAACGACTGCTTTCTGCCCGTCTTCTACTTGTTCGTTGAGTTGACTCTCATCAGCTTTCTTTACACCTGAAGGAAAATAATTCTCGCGAATTGTCTCAAGTTTTGTTCTGTATTCTTCCTCTGTGGAAAAATCTACACTCTCTGCGAGTGATTTAATTTTTTCGACTTGAGTTGCGGTTAATCCTTCGCATACTTCATGTGTAACTACTTCTTTAAAAGCTTCAATGAGAGCAGCACGGTACTCTACACCACGCTCAACTTCTTCGTTAAGTTTGCTTTCAAGTTCGTCAACTTTACTTGCTAGTTCATCAACGAGGTCAACTTTTTCGGCAGGAACATCAATATAGTGTTCTGCGAATAGGTTACGAAGACCACCAATAAAGTCTTCGGTAATTTCTGTACGAATACCTTTTTCGATTGCGATTTCGTTTTCTTCCATCCATTCTTCGACAACGTAACCGAGATAATCGTTTACTTTATTAGTGAGATCTTCTTTAAGAGACTCAACAGCTTCTTCTAACATAGAAGCGTATTGTGCTTCAATTTCTTCTTGAATTTGTTCTACGCGATCTTGTACGCGAGCTTCAAAAATTGTGGAAACTTTTGTTTTAAAATCTTCAGAGATCGTCTTGTCATCTGCAAACAATGCATCAACGTCTTCTTTCATTTTCTTTTTCCACTGCATTTTTTCATCGATCTGTTCCTCTTCGGAAACAATCTCTTCATTCTCAACTTCTGCTTCTTCCATTTTAGCGGAAGCATCAGAAGCTTTAGTTGTTGGTGCAGCAGCAGACTTGGACATAAAATTCATCTTATGCGAATCGTCATCAGGCTTAGCATTCTCTGGTGTTGGACCACCAGCTACTTGAACTTCACCATCTAGCTTTTGTGGAGGCATAGCATTCTTGCCCTTACCAGCAGCAAGAATTTCAGCAGCAGCCTCAAAAAGTTTGTTAGTAGCCATTAGGAATCTCCTTTTGTGTTTATATATTTATAATTTTAAAGTTTTGATAAAAAGTTTTCGAAGAGGCGAATTGCCACTTGCTCAATATCTTTTCTTGAGGCTTTTTGTATAGCTTGTTTGGTTCTATCAATATCAACTTCAACAAAACGTCCCTCAACAAATAACCAATCTTTATTTTCCATGATACCATTTACGAACGCGCCTGGTGCTGAAGGATCAGCAACAACATCAGCGGCGGTTGCTAATCTAAAATCATCAGCAACGATGTTAACACCGTTCTCACCTGGCAACAAAGAACCCATACCTCTTGAAGACACTCCTAAACTAACACCAGACTCAATAAAATTCTTTACGATATTACCGTAAGGAGTATCGAGAACTTTTGCTTTGCCTATAAATCGATTTTGATCATCTTCAACAAGAGATTCAATTTTAATGCAAACTCTTTCCAAATTTAAATTTGGTGTGTCTGGATGACCCAACTCACCGAGAGCACGATTTGCAGTAATATATTCATTAGTATAACGTTTAACTTCTTCTCTTAGAGTATCAATTTTATACATTCTTCTATTTCTGTTCGCTGTTTCGCCAACGAGAAATGGACCTTGAATATAAAGAGATTTTTTTCCTGATTCAGTAGTTTCAGTTAAATACTTAACTTCTTCTACATTTTCTGTTATAAGTTTCATACGTTCTCCAAAACAGTGGAGTAAGTTGCGATCTTAGACATCTCAATAACAACAGAACCACCTGTTACAATAGTAATAACAACATTTCCAGTATTTGTATTTGCTATTGAATAACCTAGCTCATCCAATCTCATTTGACCCGATGTTGAAAGTGATAGCATTGGAGTTGGAGTTGCTCCTCTTCCAATTGTTATTGAACCATTTGATGACCACAAAACTCTTTTAATACTAGCAGCACTCACCGTTTCTAATTCAGTATTAGAAGACAAGTTATTAAGAGTAATTGTGTATGTGCCAGGATCAACTGCACGGATAATACTGGCGCCTCTTAAATTGTTAACTACTTCGTATGGCATTTTATTTTATTCCCATTGATTTGCGGCGGCGCATAGACATTTTTCTTTTTAATAAAGTTCTTGTTAGTCTAGCTCTACCTTTTGTTTTCCAGTATCTCTTTAACTTTCTAGTTTTTTGTATTCTTTGTGCAGCGGGTATTCTTTTAACTGTACTTCCTGAAATTCTAAATCCTTTTACTGCTGAACGTCTAACATTTCTCTGTACAGTGATTTGTCCTTTTGCGTTTCTTCTAATTCTTCTTCTTATTCTTTGTATTCTACCTTGTCTAACAATGTTAGCTTCTAATAATTCTGCAACATCATCTCCGTATATATCTGCCGAAATCTCTCTTCTTTTTTCTTCAAGTCTTTTTGCGGCAATAGAATTAAGAATATCAAACACATCTTCTTTTAATGAAGATAGTTTATTTTCTAAAAGTTTATCTACAATACTCATTTCGATTTTTTAAATGCGAAATCGGCAGCTTTTGAAAAATGTTCAGGAGATTTATGAATCATATCTGCAAACTTCTTTTTATTATCATCATTCAAAGCTTTATGCACTTGTGTAATAGCTGAAGCAGTAAAGTGATCGACTTTTCTTGTTTCACCTGTTGCAAACTTTACACTTTGAGAAGTTTTGCCTTGAACTATTTTATGCAAAGTGTTCATAACAGATTCAGCTTGAATCATACCAGCTTGATCTTCTACAAAAGGAACTGCGAAATCTTTATCTAGTTTATCGTTGTGATAAATGGCAACTTTCATGTTGTTTGGATATAAACGTATCGCTGTTCTTTTTAAAATCAAAACATAAGGAGGCTCTTTTGTGTAAGCTTCGTTGATGTCATATTGTTCTTTAATATCTTCTTTTTCATCTTTATCAAAATGAATACGATGTGCTTTTACTTTTTTACCTGTTTTAGATAACTTATAATCGGCAGTGTCTACAACATTTTCTTTGACTGCGGTACGAGTTTGACGAAATACTTGTGGATTATTAGTAATAACATCAACCATTTTATTGAAAAGATTTTGAATGATAGCTCTATCAGCAGGAGTAAAATTGGGTTTCTCTTCTCCCATTTTATCCAAAATTTGATGCATACGTTGAATCTGTGCTTTGTTTCCTAACCCAGCACGAACCAAAGCATCAAATTTGCTATAATCTTTTTTCTCTTCTTCGAGGATGTTTTTAAACTCGTTTAAAGATTTCATTCGGTTGTTTCGTCCGTTTCTGTTTCTACTTCTTGTTGCTCAAGTTCTTCTTCACGACCATTGAATAGTGTTGAAGCCACTTCTTGTTTTTTTGCTTCAAGTGCTTCTAAAGCACGAGTTGAAAGTAATTCTTCTAATGCATCTTTAGCTTCTGCTGATTGACCAGCAGCTAACATATCTAGAAATTGTTTTGCGTCCATAATATCTCCTTATCTATTATTTAGAACTCTACTGAATCGTTTTACGACACTATCAAGTTCTGGCGTATCCGACTCTTCTTCACCTCTTTCTACAGTATTGTTTACTGGAGCAGCTTGTTCTGGTGTAATTTGTTCTTGTTGATCTTGTTGCATCATTTGATCGCCTTGTCCAGGAACTTGGGGTTCGGGCTCAGAATCAATTTCTTTTTGCATATCTTTTATCTCATCATCATCTAAATGTAACACATTTTTCTTAACCCACATTTGAGAAAAATAGCGACCAACATATGGATCAACTAATCCTAAAAGTTGTAATCTATTCTGCCACTATTCCGCTTCTTTCAACTCTGTGAAATTATTATCTTTCTTATATTGAAAATAAATTACATCTCTAAATTCTTTCCACTCTTCTTTAGTACAAATACCTTTTAGAACTAATTGTGTTTCGAGTGCATCATCAAAAACTCTAGAAAATTTGTTTCGTATTTTATCAATAAATTTATTGAATTTTAATTCATCTCTAGTAACTTCTGTTGATCTTCCTAAACCTACCAAGCCACCGCTCTGTGCTTCCAGTCTAGAATAAGGAACGTTCATCGACTGATATAATTTTTTCTGAAAATAAAGTACATCATCCATTTGTCCAAGATTCTGCCCAGCAGGCAGTGTTGTGATTTCTGTGCCTTTACCACCTTCTCTTCTAGGCAACCAAAAATCTTCAAGCATCGAGAGATGTTTTCTATCATCTCGCAGTTCACCTGTCTGAGCATCATATACCATTTTGTTGCGATACTTGATCATGATATCGCGAATATATTGTTCAGCTTTACCTTTAGGAAGATTACCAACGTCAATATAAAATACTCGACGTTCTGGTGCTCTACTGATTCGATAAATTACTGTAGCGTCCTCGATCATTCTTAATTGATTCAGAGGCTTGATTGCTTTGTGTAAAAAAGAAATCACGAAAGTATTCTTAGCATCCATCAAACCAGAATTAACATTAATCACCGATTCAGGTGCAATTCTTAAACCCTGATTTGCTGCTGCCGTAAATGATTGTGTAGTAGTGCCTCTGTCATTATAAATGTAATACTCAGCAATCGATTTGATTATCTCAGCACCAGTCTTCAGATCTCTTCCTTTTTGAACTTCTCGAACTTTGCGAATCTTTCTTGGATCAATATAACGAAGTTCTTTAATACCTTCTTTAGGATTCGATTCGTTTACAATAACATGATAATAAATTCTTCCGTCTATGTACCAACGTCTGAATATATCATCCGCTAAATTGGAGAAGTTTAACATTTTTAAAATGTTATCAAACTCTTCTCTGATTTTTTTCTTGATTGATTCTGGTTGTTTTAAATCATCCAAAATAATCTCAACAACTCTTCCATCTTTGTCGTGAGCGATGGCTTCATCTACGATTTCTGTTATTGCTTGGTCACACTCGGGATGATTGGACATCTCTCTGTATCGCGTTATAAGTTCCAATTCATTTCGAACTGAACCTTCTAAATCGACATATGTACCAAAATGTGCATTCTGTGTTATGGTGACAGCACCATCATCCAGTGCATCAGTCGGAAGAGCGAAAGAAGCCTGTTCAGGAATTTCTTTCTGAACTATGTCTTTCTGACCGAGTGTGAACCCAAATAGTTTTATTGCCACTTAATTTCCTTTTTCATTATTAAAAGAGAGGAGCGAAAGCTCCCCTCTTATCAAACTACTGCGTCCTCTACTGCTTCCCACCATTGATATGTCAAGTTAACTGTGAATTCTTCAATAGTATCATTAGAACCCCAATCAACATCGATAGCGGAAATGTCTGTTGGAAACAAACCAATAAATTTATATTTTTTGATAGTGTTTCCAGCTTTTCCATACTGACGAACTTCACCATCAACACTATAGCCTAGAGCGGTGGCAGCAGCAGGATTTCTAACATTTAAACTGTGACTATTAATACCATTTAACCATCTTTCAAAAGCATTACGAATTACGAAATCTTCATCATTGATAATTGTAACTGACCAATCAGTGAATGTTCTATTACCAGCGAATTTAAGTTCACGACCAAAGTATTGAACGGGAACTGCGCCGATAGTAGAACCAGGTAATTGTGCAGTCTTACACATAAAGGACATTTTAGTTTGTGCATTTCCTGGCAATGAGAAAGCTGGGAAAGGAAGCGTAACCTCAAATAGATTTGGGCGTGCTCCATCTCCCTGCATCTGAGAGCGGAATTCGTTAATGTTAAAAGCCATTTAATTTATCTCCTATCTCTCTTATTTATTAAAATCTTCCAACAACTTCTTCGAACGCAACACCCGTTCTAACAGCAACGAAATTGAGTTGAATGTAGTTGATTGAACGAGCGGGTTTAACGTAAATATCGCCAACAAATTCATTGCGATCAATTACTTCTGGAGTATTATTTGTTGTGTCACAAACTACTCTGAAGTCAAAAATTCCTCTACGACCTTGAATTTCTCTCAAATAAGGCTCAACGAGATTCACAAAAGCTGCGCGAGTAAATTCGTCATTAAATTCAAACAGTGATGAACGCGCGGCGCGAGCGATTGTTTTTTCTAAAACGATGAATAAACGACGGACATTAATTCTATCGAATGCGCTAGGTTTATTCAAAAGAGTTTTATCGCCATAAAGTATTGTTCCTTCACCAGGGAAAGTAACAACAGGATTTACACCAGCTTTGTACAATGCATCTCTCTCTGCTTTATTAGGATTCCATGATAGTTTAACAACATTTTTGATTACACCTCTGTTTAAACCAGCAGGCGAGAACCATGGATCACGTTCGGAATCTGTGCGAGCACATAGACCTGCAATATCACCATTTAGAGGAATCCAACGATATACGTCATTATACTTATCATATTGATATTTCCATCCACTATCCATTACCGCATATGATGATTTTGTCAATGCGTTTGCTTCTGCAACAATATTAGAAGATACATTTGTTAATGCACTAACAGAATTAGCGAAACTTGGAGAAATGAAAACAATACAATCTTTTCTGGATTCGGCTATGGTAATTAAATTATTGTGTACATTTGAACTGGATGAACCGCTCATTATAAGTGAAACATCAACAGAATCTGGATTTTCAAATAAATCATACGCTGTGTTTAATCGATCATCACCAGCAGTTTCATCTACACCACCTGTGAATATAATAGAATAGATGTTAGTATTTGGAGTAAACTGAGTTAGTGCTGTATTACTTACGTTACTTGTACCCCAATTCGAACCTCCGATAGGATGTCCTCCCCACCAAATATATTTCGAACGTGTATTTAAGACATCTTTATAGTAATTACTTGTTCCATCAGAATTCTTAGCATTTCCTAATTTAGATACATAAGCAAATTTCTCTAAGACTGTGTTTGCTGTTCCAGAAATTTTTCCTTCTTTGTCAACGACTACAATGTGCAATTCATCTCCTGTAGCACCGATTCGGCTGGCAAAAGTTGATGTTGATGGAGCGGAATCAAATTGATTACTAAATGTCCAAGCAGTGTTCCAAGTATTGGCATCAACAATTTCAATACTAAGAGAATTGCCTAATGAACCAGCATATTTTGCATGAAATGCCACATTTGAATTTGCGCTATGATTGAGAAGGTAATCATTTTCGTTTTCAATTAGTTCAGCATTACCTGCATTACCTGTATTGGCACGTGCGTTTCTAGCATTCGATCCTACGGCTCTTATAACTCGTAAATCGCTTCCATATGCCAAAAAATTTGCTGCTGTAAAGAATGAATTTGCTGTGTTACCATCTGGTTTACCAAAAACTTGTACTAATTGGAGTTCGTTATTGATTACCGTAATTTCGTTCGCCGGTCCCCAATTAAAATTTCCAGCAAAACCTCCCACGGTAGTTGCAACAGACGGAACAACTGTTGTCAAGTCTACTTCGGAGACATTAACTCCTGGTGACAGTTGAAAAGCCATTTTCTGTTCTCCTTATTTTATAGAACTTTTTTATTATACTATTTATTATTTTAAAAAGTTGAAGATATATAGCCTCGATTTTTTACCGCTGTCCACAAATCTTTGCCATCGGATTCTTTCTCATCTTGCAGGCCATCATTTAGTTCTCCTATTGGCAACATTTCTTCTTCAAGTTGTAATTCTCTTTCTTCCAAAAGTCTTTTTCTTACATCAGAATCGGTAAGTTCTCTAAAATAACTTTGTGCAGTTAACCAAGAAAATAAAACTAAAGTCATAACTACATCGTCATTATTTCCTTCCTCTGCCGCATAAGAATCTTTTTGTCTTACAAAAGTGTTAAATTCTGCTATGGTATCAAAATCATTAGTAATTAATTTATCGGTTTCTATTAAGGTTTTAAGATTGGCACATCCGATTTTTTTAACAGATTTTGATGTTTTTATACCATATGATGCTCCTTTTTTGAATCCAGAAGCAACATGAACACCTTTTACATCGTGACTTTCAATTCTGAATATGTTCTCATACTCTAATTCATAATGTAAAATATCAACAACCTGTTGTCCTACATTATTCGTTTCTACTAAAATGAATGCTCTATTATATCTATTTGCTATGTTATAGACATATGTAGGAAAAATTAATGGTGATAGTTTATTATCTCTAAATTTTGCAACATGACGATATGGCAATTCTGTAACATCCACTATTGATACTACAGAATAATCTCTATTTACACCTTCAGAACAATCGACTATTGCCACATAAGTATGTCCCTTTTTGGGCTCTTCATAAATGTCTAGATACTCTTCTTGTTTGATAGGATGCAAGAATGTTAGAGTTTTCAGTTTGAAACCAGGAATAAGGGTTGCATTTGATCCAATGAATTCTGTTTCAAACTCTTGTCTAAACTGTTCCTCACTAGTATTCCTAATGGTTTCTTCTTTCCATTTCTCATCTCTTCCTGGTACCATGGACCAGTGAACTTCAAATGGAACATATAATGATCTCTTTTCAATTGCATCTGTCCACATTTTATAGAACTGATTTAGACCATTAGGCGTCGAAACTATAATAACTTTAGTAGTTTTACCAGATGATATAACGGGATAAGTTGCGGTGAAGAATTCTACTGCCATGTTTTGAGGAACGAATGCAAATTCGTCCAAAAATATCAAGTTATAAGATCCACCACGAACACCCGAAGAACTGGTTGCATATGCTGAAATTTCTGAACCGTTCTCTAAAACAATATTACCTTTATTCCATTCCAGAATTCCTTGCTGTAACCACAAAGGAAGAAATTCATAAGCATATTTTATTCTACCTAAAATATCTCTAGCCAAATCTCCTTTATTAGCCATTATAGCAATTTTATAATCTTCATAAAATAAAACAGACCATAACATAAAACCCGCAACAGTGGTTGTTTTACCTACCTGTCGAGGCATTTTACATATCGAAAATCGATTAATATGGAAACCTTTGACCATTTCTTCTTGAAATGGCCACATATCAAATGGCACCAAACCTTGGTCCACATTTACGATTTTTACATACTTTTTTATGAAGTAAATAGGATCTCTAATACATTTGGTAATCTCAATTAATTGTTCCTGTGTGTATTCAATCGCTACACCAGGCTTTTTTAGATTAGGATTACCTAGATATCCGCCCTGATTTGTTATCACTTAATTAAACTTTTTAACATCCAAGCTTGTTTTTGGTGTGCATCCAACAGATCTTGTAAGAAATTTCCTATGGCAGGTTCATCAGCGGCATCGGCTGCAACGATGCCTGCACGAAGATGAAAAATCATTTTATCATTCGATTGCATCAAATCTCTAAGCATGGAAACTGCATCTGGAATATTTTCATTTTCAGAAACATCACTTAGCTCATGAATTCTAGTTAAGTTGGTTGGAGCATAAGAACCAAGCATACGAATTTTTTCGGCAATTAAATCCGTCTGATTCCAAACCGCAGTGTAAAAATCACCCAAAAAACCATGATACTGAACGAAATCTGGTCCTTCAATATTCCAATGAAATGAATGTGCTTTAAAATATAGTCCAAAATTTGTACCCAAAATAGTTTTCATTTGTTCAATTAAAGTTTCCATTTATTATCCTATTTGTTTTATTTGTTTGATTAAATCTGCGGTTGATCCAAGAAAAACTGCTTTGTCAACGTTCACAACAGACTTTTCTTTAATCGGTGTAAGATCTTTCTTCTTCTTTTGTAATTCTATTAGGTCTTTGTTTATATCAGACATATTTTTTATTAGTGTGGCAGCTACTTCGTATGCTCTTGGATGATCGGTTGCTGCGGCAACTTGTAGAATATTATCAACTGCTATTTTTCCTTTTTCTGCCAATTCTCTAATATTTTGTCTGGCAAATTCAAAATCCGTATCGACTTGCGAATCAATAACTTCTGGTAAAGAAGATTCTTCTTCTTTGAGTGGTTGTATATCAAAAATCTCAGAAAGTTTTTCGTCTATTTTTTTCATGATATTGTGTCCTTAAAACCATAATCATCATCTGGAGATGATGATAAAGGACTAACTTCTGTTATCAATGAAATGCTTTTAGATGGATTCAGATCCACATCATTAATCGTATATTTCGCATTTGTATAATCACCAATCACTATATCACCTTCTTCCAAATTTTCAGAAAGATTCGAAACTAATAATGTTCCCAAACTATTGTTGGAAAAATATGTTATTGTTCCTGTCTTATTTTTATTTAAAACTCTAATGGTTTCGCCTGTGGTATAAACACCATTACCAGAATTCATATCAACAAAAACTTTTTGTATTACTGTATTTCGATCATCAACATACACATTCGTGTTTGCTCTGCTAATCAACTTATCGACTCCGGACTTCACTGAAGGAAATATCCATCCTCTTAATGTGAATGTTAAATTCCATATGACTAATCTCGTTGTGGAAAAATCGCCTTCATACTCTATTTGCGGCGAAACTGAATCTAGTGTTACTGGAATATCATATTTTCTTCCTAATGTAGGAATCAAGTCAACAGTAACAGTGAAATCAGGAGTAAAGAAAGGCAATATTTGTTCCAGTATTTGAGTTCCATCTTCCTGATTTCTTACGAAAATGCTTAAATCGAATTCGAAATTGTATGGAATAGGAGAATACTGCGAGATAATTACATTATTACCATCATTCACAGCAAAGTTTTTTCCTAATGTATTCATCTTTCTTGTTGAATCATATGATATGCCAACAAGATCAAATGCTATTCTAGGAACATATACATTAATAGATTTTGTTAAAGTTGGATCAGAACTCAAACGAGTTATATATTTTTCTTTTGATCCATAGGATAGAGGAACTATTGTTCTTTCGTATTCTTCTGTTCCATCTTTACTATGTCTAACCAATACAATATCATTAAAGATTGTTCCAAATGCGACAATCATTTTTCTTATAATACGATTATAAAAATGTGAATTACCTAACATTATGCCTCACCAAAAGGATTTTTTTCTGTCCAGTCTAATAGATTATCACCTTCATTTTCAACAAGTTTATTATCAGATATGTCTTCGAAAACATTTCCATCTACTTGAGTTGAAGTGTCTGCTAATGTAATACCTCTTAATGCACCACTGGTACTACCACGAATATTGCCGGTTGAAAATGTTCCCTGTACTCTTATGACATTTAATTGTGTGTGAGGCTCATATGAATAGACTATAGCTTGTGCATTAGCTGTTTCTAATGATGATCCCTGATATACTATTTCACCAGGAACAAAATAACCCGTACTCATTGGAAAAACTATATTATTTGCTAGAACCAATTTCGTTCTTCTATATTCATCAAAAGCTTGATCATCAACTTCTTGCACACCAGTTGAAATGATCTCTTCGCTGAATACATATTGTTTCATTTTTAAGGCATAAACATATACGTTTCCACCGCGTCCTCTACCTAATGTATAGAACATCGCTTGATCGTTTTCATGTTCAACAAAAGTAATTTCGAAGAAATTTTGTACTAGTGGTATGTAAATTAAATCGCCTTCTCTAGGTCTACCTAAAGGAACAGTATATTTGAATCTTCTTCGTGACATTAACATAGTAACTTCATCTCGAATTTCTAAACCAAATTTTGAAATGAAATCTCCTTCACCATCCATTCCCGTCACATTTTCCATATACATTTCAATAGAATATGCTGTTCGATATTCTTTTAATGGATCTTCACCATACAACATATCCACTTCATCGCGACTTGTTCTAGGTAAATAATAAACATCCATGCCATGTATCTGCATGGCTTCGATGACTAAATCCTCAACTAGTAATTGCTCACTAGTTACTTGTTGTTGAGGAAAATTATTAAAGTAAAAATTGGTGGGCATTTTAACCTATGAATATCTCGCTTGGCATAGAAAGAGTGCTTTTTGCATCTTCTTCTAAAGATTTTATTTCCTCTTTAGCTTCTTCCATTATTCTAGGACCATCTAGTGTTACACCACCAGGCATTTGAATGCCTGCAAACTTACTTAGATTCGTGCCCCATTGATATTTAATTTTTGCTGTAGCATACGATTTTAAAAATCTATCATTCCAAACATCAGGAAATCCAGTTATTGTCATCGAATTTCCATTTGACGAGGCTACAAAAGTCGAACTGACATTCAACGAGGTATCACTATCAATTGAAATGACTCTTTTGGATTCGTTAGCAATAACAATTTCATCGTTTATTGATACTTGAGTTGTGAATGATGTTCCTGTTCCGATCACAGTATTTGAAGAGGAACTTACATTTGCTGTTCCAGATAATGTTGTATTATCAGGAGAAATATATCTATAACATTCGATGATGATATAGTCATCAACTTTGAGATCGCGAGTCCAATCTATATCCAGATGTAGACGATCCATTTTACGATTAAAACGTATCTGAGGTGTACCGGAAAATAATAAATTCAATGTTCGAATATGTTGCATGGTAATTTCATATGAAACATATGAAACGGAAGTAAAGTCATATAAGTCGTGCAATCTGAGTTGGTATCTCAAATCGAACATATTAACAGATGAATTTGATTGATCGAATGGTAAAATACCAACTATAAATTGAATTGCATCTGGGCAGGGAATCCATTGTCTATCCATATCAGCTTGTGTTATCTTGTGTTTAAGATACATTTGCTGAGTTCCATCGTAGTGATAATCACCAAAAAACGCTAAGGCATCATCAATTCTATCTTCCACTTGATCATCATCTACATTGATTTGAATTACTGGATGACCTAAACGGCGTAAGCAATAGTCTTTAAACTGCGCTCTAGTTGAAATTTTTGCCATATGATACCTATATTTTTATTAGATATTTATGCTTTCTTAAAACACATTAAATTATTCACAAACCATCCCATATGATATCCTTCTTTACAAAAATCCACACATTTTGTTGTGGTCATTTCATCATAAATCAAACCACTGTCCTCAAATTTTTGTTTCCAATATGATTTAGGTCTGCAATTTATATGCATAACACCGCCTTGACCTGGAACAGCAGCGGTCCACATGAGTAAACCACCATTTTTTATGGTGCTACAAACAGACTCGACTATTTTATCTGAATATTGTGAATCTATGTGTTCGGCAACTTCAAAACAAATGACCAATTCAGATTGATATTTTTGCTTTAAATTCAATAGATCATCTTGTATAAGATAATTTTTTCCATCAACCCTTTTATCAATATCTACTCCTACACATTTTATTCCGTTTTCATTGAGGGAATATGTGTGAATTCCTGGTCCACAACCCAAATCTAAAGCTTCAGTTACATTTAATTCTTGCTTAATCCATTTCGCCAATCTATCAGAAAAAGGTTTCTCTTCTTTATATACCTGCTCATAATCAATTTTTTCTGAAACATTTGGATAGTATTTTTTGTTGAAATTGGATTCTGTTCTGTTTGAATTGATTTTGTACCATCCTTTATCATTATGAATATCGAGTATAGAATCAAAAAATTCTTCATACATGGAAGCAACTCTTTCCAAAGAAAAGTTGTTTATTGCCCAATTTCTACAATTATTAGGATCAATTTTATGAATATTTTTTGCTGCCCAAACAAAATGATCAAAGGTTCGGCAACGATAACCTGTTACTCCATGAATATTATTTTCAGTAAATGAGCCCCAATCTGTTGTTATAGTTGGCGTTCCTGAAAATAGACATTCTACTTGAACACCACCAAAAGGTTCAACATAGAAACTGGCAACAAAAGCGCCTTTAGCTCTCGACATAAGTTTTTTTCTTTTCTCGACATCAGCATAACCAACAAATTCCACATGATCGGGAACTTTATCATAGCCACAATCTTTTAAATTGTTTTGTCCCGCAACGACAAGTTTAGCGCCTATTTCTTTTGTTGTCTGTATTGCTACATGAATTCCTTTTCCTTCATAGACTCTTCCCAAAAACAAAAAATAATCATCTTTTTGTTCCGAAAATTCAAAATCGTCTGGATCGAAATAGTTTGGAATTACTGTATCATACCAACTTTGCTTACATCTTCCAACAGCATCTAAACCATAGTAAGCATGATAAATGGCGTATGACTCGAATATTTTATACTTAGCCCAATGCCCACCAGCATAACCTATTCAAGGTTAAACACAGAGCAAATCTGGGTGAGCATCGCAAACAGGTCTGTGTCCTGAACCCCAAAAAGGTAAAATGAAATCATCTTTTCTTTTTCTCTTTTGTATTTCTTCTATGGAGTTTTTATAGAATGTTTGATATGCATGATCACTTGCGTCAAACTTGAAAAAGTTTTTTCTCCAATCATAACTACCATATGCTATTTTCAGATCTTTATTTGTTGTAACAGTAACATGTTCAGTGCATTCCAAATCGGATTCTTCATGACCATAATGTATTACTTCATGACCTCTTTGAGTCATCATCTTACCAAATTTAAATACTTTTTGCGTATATGCACATGCAACATATTCTTTATTTGTAACAGTATGTGGAAGACCTAGAATGTGGAATCTCATAATTTTTGTCCATGTTAAATTGATATTCACCGAAAAAGTGCGTCATTTCATTGGTATTTATTACCATCAAAATAATATGAAAATGAAGCGACGATTATTTCAAATTTTCAATTCAATCCAATTTAAACTATCTTCGACCCATTGATACAATTTACCATCATCAGGAAAAGGTATTGGTGGACGAAACCAACAAATTTCTTCGTCAAATGTCCAAGACGGAAATCCTTGTTGTTCTACCCAAGCTTCTTTATTTCTTGCCTGTTTTTGTTGTTTTTCTTCCTCAGTCATTGGTTCTGTGTGCCAAACATCTTTAACAATATTACCCACAAATTCGTAAGTCGAAGTTAGATTTTTTTCATATACTCCAAGCATCGGCTCGGGCACTCTTTCAAACCAAGCATAATCGCTGGGTAAATTGTTCAAATCTACTCCTGGATTTGTTTCAATGAAATTATCCAAAAGAATAGGATGTCCTACAGGACTATTATCTTCAATTTTGATAACTAAAGTATATTCCATTTTTATTCTCCATCAATCTAGGCTGCATTATTTGGGTAACTTCTTCCAGGTCCCCAAATTATCCTAACCGCACCACCGCCCGAGACGGGAGTGCCACTGAGACTTATTCCTCCATACATACCACCCGCCCCTGCACCATATTGGCCACCTCTACCTCTAGCATCAGCTGGATTAGGACTTATGTAAGCATAAACACGTTCTCCACTGGTACCACCCGATCCACCAGTGGCTGCTGTACCTCTATAACCAGAGGCTCCATTTTGCTCAAACTGTAGACTTTGACCAGCAGTACCACTGGCGCCAGCTCCTAAAATTCCCACACCGCCACCACCACCGCCAACAGTTGAAGAACCACCACCACCGCCACCACCACCACTACCATTGGTAGAAATATTATCGGCGCCGCCCGCCTCAACTGCTCCCCTTCCACCGTTGCCAGAATATCCGCCAGCACCACCACCGCCACCCGACATACCCGTTACTTGATTTGGATAAGTGTTTGGAGGCATTCCGGGTAGTACCCCACCATTACCGCCACCTTCACCAACATTATCTGTTCTTGCGCCACCCGCGCCTCTGAGTAGAATTGTGGCGCCTCTTGAGATATAGCTGCTTTGGCCTTTTGCTGCATCTGTAAAATAATAGTCGAATGAATTAACTTCTGGGCTTGTTCGTGCTGCTCCGACAAATACTGTCAATACTTCTCCAGGAGTTACTGCAATACTACTTGTCCATCTGAGTGATCCACCCTGCCCTCCAGCACCACCACCGCTACTTGTTTTAATACCCGCATGTCCTGAACCAACTGCTACTGCACTTATAGCTGTTACTCCAGCAGGCACCGTGAAAGAATATGTTCCCGCTGTTGTATAACTGCTTTCTCCAGATGGTATATCGAGTATGGTTACTGTTCCGCTTGTTGCGACAAGTTCTCCGGATTGAGAATTAATTCTTGCTTCTATCCTAAAAGATTCAGTTTCAGTTAATCCATCATTGACGAGATTAATATTGAATGATGTATTCCAACTTCCTTGTGCTGCACTATATGCAAGAGTTTGTGTCCAACCTTGTGTAACAGGATTCGCAGGGCTGCTGAAATCAGCATCACCAACTGTGCCCGTCACAGTTACGATTTTAAAATAAATTGTAATCGGACCTGTATTGAAAGCACTGAATGCTACACTAACAGATTGTGCTTCATATTGACTGGTTGTTCCTAGTGGAGAGCCAAAAGAATATGTTTGTAATCTATTAATGAATGGATTTATTAAAAAAAGACTCATGTTCTATTATAATATAAGTAAACTTTTAATCCTGCGGCGCTTGTTCCTGCCGCATCTATATCTATTGTAATAATAGCATCATCCAATATGTTTGTAGGATTAGTAGCTAATGTTGTAGCCGTCGCTGCTGTTTTACTTGTTAATTCAGTAGCATCAATTGATAATTTATTAGCTCCTAAAATTGAAGTTCCATTTAAATTTATATCACAAGTTACCAATCCAGAAGAACTGGCTGTTGATAAACTGGATCTAGGTATATCTGTTATCGACATGGCAAATGGTGCTCTAAATGTTATCTTTGCCGTTCCTGTTGTTAATGATGAGCCTTCATCAGAAGCAGAAATTACCATTACTGTCGAGGCCGGTCCTGTAGCACCAGTTGCTCCACCAGGACTACCGGTGGCACCAGTTATTCCAGTTGCTCCTTGTGGTCCTGTGGCTCCTTGTATTCCTGTCGAACCAGTTAGTCCAGTTGCACCCAACCCTGTAGCCCCAGTAGATCCTTGTGGTCCTGTAGAACCCGTTGCACCTGTAGCTCCACCAGGATCACCAGTTGCACCAGTTATTCCTGTAGCACCAGTGGCACCTATACCAGTCGCTCCTTGTGGTCCAGTTGCTCCTTGTATCGCGGTCACATACGATCTTGTCCAAGTGTTGTTTGTTGAGTCATATGTATAAGTAATACCACCAATCAATACTTCTTGTCCATTTATTGGTGAACTAGGAAAAGCCATTAATACCTCTTATCTCGTAAAATGTGGTTGCACAGGAGGACTAAAATTACCAGTATATCTAGCATAACCATGCGTTATTCTTAAATCGTCCATATATCCACTGTAAACTGATGATCCTAATGATGTGCCTGCTGATCCTATAACAGGTCTGTATAGTCCTGTAATATAAGAGTTTGTATCTGCATATGTGGCACCGACTTGTATTCCATCAACAAATAAACGTGTACTTGATGAGAATCTAGTCAATGCAATATGTATCCATTGATTATTAGGCAGAGTTGAACCCGCAATTCTATCCGCACTGTTTGTAAAATATGTTATAACACCAGCATTTATATACAATACGGGATAAAGACCTTGCGTACCTGTTGGTCTATAATCGATCAGAATGCCTGTTTGACTTGATGCCGTTGCTGAATTTAACCAAAATTCAATCGTAAAATCACCTGTGCCAAAACTTGTGGCTATATTGTTCGCTGCAATACCTGATGAAGAAAGAATATAATCACCAGTTCCATCAAAAAATATTGATTGATTTCCGAATTTTGATCTGAAAGTTGTCACTTTAGCATCACCCACTGTTACCATATTATTCTTGTATGTTGTATCATAATTTGTTAATGCTGTTGATGAGTGATCCAATTGTAGAATCGTATTTGGTGTTGGTTGAGTGACGCGCATCGTAGGAATAAAGCTTGTGTTTGCTTTATATAAAGATTCTCCTCTAATAACTTTTAAATTTGAAATATATATCGTGCTGTAAGCAGGCGATGCCGTATCCCATCGTCTTCCAATGTACCATGCAGCCGATGGCATACTGGGTGGAGAGTAAGTAGACTGTGTTGGATTTACTGTTATATCAACTCCATTTAAAAATATCCTAGGTCCAACTGTTCCGAAGCCATCATATGAAATAGCGAGGTGATTCCAAGAACCCATGTCGATTTGTCTGTTTCCGCTATTTCCTTGCCACGCAGTACCGGTATAATATCCGAAATAGGGAAATCTCGCACTTGTAGCAACTGGGGTGGGCCCGCCCGCGCCACTTATCGTGCCACTTAAAGGAGCAGCTATCGTAAAGATAGTGAATTGTATGGTTGAGGCAAGTGCACCCCCATAAATATAAGATGTACTACCAAATCTTGGTAAATATACCCATGCTTCCACTGTAAATGGAGCATATCCCAAACTAGTATATGTACTATTAATTGTTGGATTTTTTGTTAGTTGATCCAAACTGTCATCAGTAACAGTGTTTTCAATGAGGACACTTCCACCATGTATCGCCGGATCATATGATACGCCAATTTCTCGTGTATAACCAAAAGGATTAACACCAGATAAAGTGGGATTACCATTAACAGCAAAGTTTTTGCCTGTGATTTCCAAGACAGTATTACCTGCCTGTGCAATCAATACTTGAGTGTTTGAATTTGATGTCAGCGGTTCTCCAGGAACGACAAAGTTTCCGGTGTATATTATATCATTTTTATTATATCTAAAGTTGCTTATTAGTCCATTAAACAAAGCAGATGTGGAAACATAACCACCTATGGCTAAAGTTGTTCCATTATAATTATTTGTATCTATTATATCTCCGCTTGTTCCAACTGTCGTATCCTTTGAACCATTAATGAATATATTTGTGATATTCGAAGATGAACTGTGTGTTAATGCTAAATGATGCCATGTATTTTTTGTTATTGTTGAACCTGTACTAGTGTAAATAGTATTATTATTAGCACGAATTGAAACTTTATCATTGATGATACTCATCGTCAATGTTTCTGTGTGTCCATTTGTTATGCCAAATGGTGCAGTGCTTATTTGAAATATACCATTATTACTTCCGACTCTATTGTATACCCATGTTTCTATTGTGAAGCTATTTGCGCCAATAACCAGATTTGCATTATTACAAGATATGAAGTCACTGCCCGTGAAGTTGATAGAGTAATTCTTTGGAGTTTTTGTTTGTGGACCAAAAGGACCAAAGGGAAGCATTGCAGTACCCTCAGATACCGTTGCGATTGGAATTCTATTTGGTCCTTGATCTTCAAATGTTCCTGTATCTGTGAACATCAATAATGTTGTATTTGCTATGGGCACTGGTGTGTCTGTTGGAGGAGTAAAGCTTTGTGTGTATACTACATTTCCATTAACAACTCTTAAACCATGAACGTGTCCTCTATAAGAACCCGCTCCAGCCGATTGCCACCTTCCAATAGAAACATTGCCTGTCGTTCCGGATTGATTAGTTAATATTGTAGTTCCAGTAAGTGTTTGTTGTATTCCATTAATGTACATTCTAAGAACACCGGAATTCGCAGTAACAGCATAATGTGTCCAAGTATTTAATTGTATTGTTGTATTACCTATAGCACGTTTTTCTGCACCATCAAACCAAAAGAAAACTGGTGTTCCATTACTATTATAAGGACCAATACTCCAATAATTAATGCCTCCAGTGGCATGCATTTGTCCAAATACAGTGCCAGCAATTGTTGATGTTGTATGTGCAGTTGGATACAACCAACATTCGATTGTAAATGTTGATGTAGAAGTTAGAGTTAATATGCTTCCAGCGGTAGATGCTCCTGTGGTTATCCATTCTGTACCGCTAAAAAATGCAGACCAAGCTGAAGGAACGAATGGTGAAAATGAACCAGAAGATGTTCCTGGTTGACCACCTACCGATCTAATAATCGAATCATAACCCGAAGAATCAACATGTCTTGTTGTTCTATCTGGAATAGATGATTGTAAAGTTAAAAGAGTGGTATTCGATATATTAGCTAAAGGTTCTTTTGGAGGAATAAACGGTCTGGTATATAAAGCAGTTCCTTTAATGATACGAAGATTTGATAATCTACCAGTAAGAAGCTGTATATTGGAAAATGCGCCTATTGTTAGTCCTGAAGATATTAATGTTGATGAATCTGTTGTTGTTACTCCTGGAATTCCATTAGTGAATACTCTTAAACTTGTACCTGAACGAGAGAAAGCAACATGATTCCATGTATTAGCTTTTACCAGAGGTCCGTTGGCCCTGAATCCACCATTAAAGTAAACATTAGGAGTATTATTACTTATATTAAAATAAGGATTAGCAACGGAGCCATCACCATTAGCCACTATAGTTTGATAACCGGCAGATGAAACAGAAGGATATACCCAAGCTTCAACAGTAAAATCTCCTGTTCCAAAAGCAAATGCAGCATTATTTTGAGAAACAGTTATGTAATCGCCAGTGCCATCAAAAAACGCAGAACCTCCAGAAAATTCTGACTGCCAATAACTTGTATTAGTTGTAACAACTTCACCAAAAGGATTCCACCCACTCATTCTCGCATCACCATTTACGGTAATGGCAAAATTATTATTGCTATTGTCTATCACTGTAGTGCTTTGACAGGTTAATAAACTAGTATTGGCAATGGAAGTCAGGGCTGTGGTTGAGGGGGTGAAATTGGCTGTGTAAAGGGCAGTACCTTTTAAAATACGAAGATTTGAAATATAGCCATTGAAATATTGTGAACCAGCTTGACCAGTTTGATAACCAATAAGTAATGGTCGAGAACCATTTACAATAGTGGACACCTGCGAACTTGAATTAGTTTGCAGTCCATTTTGAAAAACTCTTATTGTTGTTCCAGTTTTTACGCAAGCTACATGAGTCCAAGTATTTGAAGTAATTACATTACCTGTATAACTTGTTAACCCTGTTACACCATTGCCGTTTCCTAATTCTGCCTTAAAGACCCCAGCAGAAGTAATGGATAAAGCATAAGCAGGTAGAGACACTCCGGATGATCCATCTTTATTCAAAATTTGTTGATCGCCGGCAGTAAGTGCATTACAATAAATCCAACATTCTATTGTAAAGTCGCCGCTGGATAAATCTAAGGCAGTATTATGGGGTATTGACAAATTATCCCCATTTCCATCAAAATATACACTCGAACTATTGGACGTTATTGTATAAGTATTCGAGAAAAATGGACTAAATCTAACTGTTTCTGGACTTCCTACAATAGTAAGTGTATTATTTCCGCCAGAGGAATCTTCGAAATTGTTATCTCTAAAAAATAAACAAATAGTATTAGAAGTTGGTGATAATGGTTTATTAGATAATGTAAAATTTGTTGTATACAGCAAATCTCCATATACATATCTAAAATTTGAAATATAACCGTTCCAAGCGTTCGAACCGGTGGCTGGTGTTCCTAAATAAATTGGAGTAGCATGAGCGGTTTGTGTTGAAAAATTTAATCCTGTAAATGTATCAATTAAATTTCCATTCACGAAAAATCTAATTGTTGTACTGGCTGCTGTTGTTGCATCAATCGTCATAGCAACATGGGACCATGATTGCACAGGAATGTTAGCCACACTAGCTGTGACCGTTGCTTCAACTGAAGTGCTAGTTGTATAACCAAAAAATAATCTATTTAAACCATAGTTTGCTTGACCTATAATTCCGAAACTCCATCTTCCATTTACAGCACTGCCCGACATGTTACTGAATAATGCATGTCTGAAGCTGTTTGTTGATACTGAAGCATTGAGATATATCCAGGCTTCAATTGTGTGTAATTTGTTTCCTGTTCCTGCCCAACCTCCTCCTGTTTTTGCAGTAAAAGTTGAAGGTAATGTAAAATAACTTGCATTAGATGGAAAAAATACGGAATGTCCACCTTTCCAATACGGACTCAATCTAGTTGGAGCAACATCACCAACAACAGTTAACATATGATTGTAACTGCTTGCATCTCGAATAAAAGTATTCGGTTGAGTTTCTGAACTCATCAATAAAATCGTTTGATCGAAGAAAGAATCACCCAAAACTATTGTTATGAAGAAATCTTTCTGAGTTGATTGTTGTTCTTTATCAGTTACAACCATGGTTAGTGATACTGTAGTTTGTGTTGTATAACCTGTTGGTGTACCTGTAATAAGTCCTGAACTACTTAAAGATAGTCCTGTCGGTAAACTACCACTACCCGATTTTATTGTATAAATTAATGGACCACTATCACTGTAGGCTTCTAACTGATACGTTATTGAGTTATTACTCAGAAGTGTTATATTTGATGGAGTAATCCAAACAGGAGCACCACTGAATCGTAAGTAGGTGTTACTTAATGCACCTCCTGTGTTTGCACTATTGAAAACTGATACCGTGGCATTTCCTAAAAAACCTTTATAACCAACTGTTGCTATAATAGCTGATGAGTTTACGAATTGAGATGTTACTAGAGTGTCATCTATATAAACTTTTGTATTACTGGTAAAATTAGTTCCATTGATTAAAACATTACCACCTAATGTTGATATCGCAACTGAATTAGTTGTTTGATTATTGGCATCAAGATATACGATACTACTAATCTTTGAACCACCAGATACGGATGTAAATGTTCTAGGCGAACCAGGATTCAATACATCCAAAAATGTATTTGTTTGTGTTGACACATCACCAGTTACGACAACACCATCGCCATTAGGATATTGATATGTTGCTGTTTGTTTAGACTTAACTGATGAAATTATACTTGTCTTAGTTTTAGATGTACTGTAACCCATTACGTTATCTCACTACCAAAAACAGATAAACTAACTGTTGCGTTTGCAACATTTGCTGAAATCACATCGGTATTTCCTAAAGATAATCCTAGTGTTAAAGCAATCGTATCATTACCAGGTAAAGATGTATCGAAGTTGATATAATGAGCATTAGTTATTGAAGCTCCTGCAGGTCTTACAGCCAAACTAAATGTCGTTGTGATATTCGATCTATTGCATACTGTAATTGTACTTATAATTGCTTGAGTATTTGCAGGAACGGAATATACTGTGGTTAAAACATTAGCAGAAGGTGAAGATTGTCCCAAAACTTTATATGTGTATATTGACATTTATACCCCGATTAATAAAAATGGATGCAATCCCATTTCTGTTGTTTGTGCTGATAAACCATATATATCGATCCAATAATAATTCGTACCATCATATGTATATCTATACAAAACATCATTAGTGGTATTATACCAAATATCGCCTACAGTGTTTGCTGTTGGAGGAGAAGAACTGGTTGTTGTTCTAACACCACCAGCATCAATCTTATCAGCATTGATATTTCCTGATACACCCAGACCGCCTAAAATTACTATTGTTCCTGTCGTATTACTCGTACTTGGAATAGATGCACCAGCATAAATCGCACCATTTGAACTTTCATAAATTAAATTGCTTGCACCACCAAAACTACCATTATTGTTATATTGTATTTGTTTATTTGATCCTGATGGTGTGCCTGATCCACCTCCGCCACCACCAGTTGTTAGCGGCGCACCATTTGCAAAATAATAGTTATCCGAATAAATGCCCGATGCAACGTAAATATTTCCTGTGATGCCAACTCCACCAGCAACAGTTAGTGCACCAGTGGAATTTGAATTTGAAATATCTGTTCCACTAATAACCAATCTTACGAAATCGGCAGATGGTACATTACCACCATCATAATACAAACGGAAAGAATTATTGATTGCTGAAAAATCATCTATGACAGTAATATTATTGGCTTGAAAATTATCTGTATTTGCGCCAGGTCCTGTTGCGCCAGTGAGTCCTGTTGCTCCTGTTGCTCCTGTTTCACCAATATCACCTGTTCTTGCGAAAGTTATATTGATATCTAAATTATCAGATAATGAAGTTGTTCCCGATAGATAACTTATTGGGACAGAAAAATAATTATTTACATGTACATGAAAACCAGTGATTGCAAATAATGCAAAATTAGTAGTATTTGCTTTTTCCGATACAGTGAAATGACCTTTCAATGACGATGTGCTATCATCTATCGTTTGTAAGTAAGAAAATATTGAAGTTGAATTATCATCATTATTGTTTATATACAACGTATTTGCGTTTGAAAATACAGTATCATTAAATTTTAAATATCCTGTTCCAGGATCCGTATTAGCAGTATCAGTATCGAATGTATAATCGAAACCAGCACCACCAAAAGTTCCTGCTGGTCCAGTTGCTCCTTGAACACCTGTTGCACCAGTTAGTCCTGTTGCACCCGTAACACCTGTTGCACCAGTATCGCCAGTAACACCAGTTGCTCCTTGAACACCCGTAGCACCAGTATCGCCAGTAACACCAGTCGCACCAGTTAGTCCAGTTGCACCCGTAACACCAGTGGCTCCTTGTGCACCTGTAGCTCCCGTAACACCAGTTGCTCCTTGAACACCCGTAGCACCAGTTAGTCCAGTTGCACCCGTAACACCTGTAGCACCTGTATCGCCAGTAACACCAGTGGCTCCTTGAACACCTGTTGCACCTACTCCTGTAGCTCCTTGTGGTCCTGTAGCACCTGTATCACCAGTAACACCAGTTGCTCCTTGAACACCCGTAGCACCAGTAGCTCCTAATCCTGTAGCTCCTTGTGGTCCTGTAGCACCTGTATCTCCTTGAACACCCGTAGCACCAGTAGCTCCTAGACCAGTCGCACCAGTTGTTCCTTGAACACCCGTAGCACCAGTAGACCCTTTAGTGTCGGGATGAAATACTATTGACCAAATTGCTCCGTTTGTGCCAAAATTGTAGTTGTCATCGCCTCCTAGATATGTTACAGTACATGAATAGTATTGCTGTCCAGAATTATATGAAATACTATCTAGTCTATAAACAAAATTTAGTGATGCTGAATTTATGAATAGTGTTCCGGTTTGCCAATTATCCAGCCAACCTTTTTGATTTCCTCCACCATAAGAATATCTAGATATTTGTATACTAGTGACATTAGGTGCTGATGTGGCAGAAAAACGTATCTCTCCAGTTTCAGGATAACCAGCGCCGAGATAATCTTCTAGCCATGGCATACCGCCTGTTAATCCAGTGGCACCTGTAGCTCCTTGAATACCTGTAGCACCCATAACACCAGTCGCACCTGTAGCTCCTACTCCTGTAGCACCTGTATCGCCAGTAACACCAGTTGCTCCTTGAACACCCGTAGCACCAGTTACTCCAGTTGCTCCTTGTGGTCCTGTAGCTCCCGTAACACCAGTTGCTCCTTGAACACCCGTAGCACCAGTTACTCCAGTTGCTCCTTGTGGTCCTGTAGCTCCTGTATCGCCAGTAACACCAGTTGCTCCTTGAACACCCGTAGCACCAGTGGCTCCTAGACCAGTCGCGCCTGTAACACCAGTGGCACCTGTAGCACCATTGCTACTAACTGTTGCAGTTGAATCGAATTTTATGGATTTAACATTGCTATTAGGATCCGTCGTGATAATAATATTATTACCAGCAATAAATTCAATCGTATCTAGTCCTTGAGCCACTAGAGTTGGATTACCGTTAACTAACCAATACTTGAATGTGCTATTAATGCCTATCTTAATAACACCGTTTGATATCTCATTTACATTAAAACCAGATTCGTCTTCGAATCTTAAAGTTGATACATTACTAAAAGCGTTTGTTATGTTACTATTGGCATCAATAATACTAACTGAAAGTACAGATAGTCCTGTAGCACCTTGTGATCCAGGTATAGTAGGACCTATCCAATGACCAGATGTATTGATAACCGCAGTGTTACCTACAGTTATACCATTTTTGACTATGAAATCTTTTTGCGATGCCAAGGTTCACTATCCCCTTTGTATTTTTTTATTTATGAAGGAATCAAAACAATTGAACCCTTAATAGTAGTCGATGAGTTCGTGGGTGTAAACAACAAACTCAACGTTCCTGTTGTTATAGAAGAATCAAATGTTCCTAAAGAGTTGCCAGTTTTCACTTCGCCATACTGAGACATATGAACAGTTGTATTATCATGTATTAATAATAATTCTATCATATGATATTCTGAACCGCTACTCATTTGTACCAAATATTTTGCGGATCTATAAGAGGAAGAAGACCAAGAATCGAAAGTAACTTGTGACAAAGAAGAAGTTACTATTGATGTTGACTCCATTACAACATTTGTGTTAATCGATACAGAACCACCTACACTTAATTGGCCTGTGGTTTTATTGAAAGATAATTTATCAGATGCACCAAATTCACCGAGATCATTAAATTGTATCTCACCATCTAGACCTGAAGGATTACTAGATGGTGAGAATTCTATTATGTGATTAGTTAAATTTCCATAAAACAACTTGCCATCATAAACATTGATGGCAAGTTCTCCTGGTTGCAATTGTTGTGGAACATTACCCGTTGCACCAGAATGTTTTAATTGAATTATCGTATTGGCCATCTAGTGAATCTTAGAATGTTCCTCCAGATCTAACACCATCATCTGGAGTTTCCGTTTGAGATACCTCTTCACCTAACTTAACTTTTTTCAACTTGGAAGCAGGTACAATAGCTTCAAGCTTTGAAATATATTTAGTTAGCTCATCAATACGGGTGTTATTTCTGATAAGAACATCTTGCGATTCACTTTTTATTTTTAATACTTCACTTTTTGTCTCATTTAGCTGCCTCATGTAATCATTTACAGCCTGTTGCAATCTTGTTTTTTCTTGACCAAAATTACTCATGCTAGAAATTTGATTCTCTTTTTGTTGAATGTCTTTTACTAGATTATCACGTTCAACAGTCAGGGAATTAATCATTCTATCTTTCTCTGAAGATAGATTAGTCAATGCTCTTTCTCTTTCAGCAGCAGAATTATTCAATAGAGCAGACTTTTCACTATTTAAAGTTACAATCGCTCTTTCTTTTTCCGATAATAATTGATCTTTTGCAGAAACAACCTTTTGTAATTCTTCATTACGAGTTGAAAGTTCAGCAATTTTTCTCTTTATATCATTAGCTTCATTAGTCTCAGATTTAGTAACTTCCATCTGAGCTTGAAATAAAATGTTTTGCTTGACAACCGATATAAAATTGTCAAGCAAAACTTGTACATATGTATTTTGCAACTTCACATCCATAATAAACTCCTTTCAAAATGATTTAGAATGTTCCGCCATTTATATGAGCGAAAGTGGGTGCTCCTGAAGAATTGATTTGTAATACATGTCCTTCCGTTGAAGATGTCAATGATGTCAATGCACCCGTTGAAGATGATGTGTCCGAAACTATAACACCCTTAATCGTGAAGGTAGATGATCCTGTACCACCTCTAGCGACACCTAATGTTCCTGATGTTACTTGTGAGGCGTCTATTGCGATAGCTGTATTAGTTATGGCACTTACACGACCGTAAGCATCAGTTGTAATTACAGGAACATGAGATGCATTAGCATACGTTCCTGCTGTGCCAGTGTTAGCTAACGATGATAGTTTTGTTCCATCGAAATGTATTAGTTGACCAACATTATATGCATCATTATTTGTACCGCCTCGACCAAGTGATAAAATACCAGAAGTTATTTGACTTGTATTGATAGCTATCGAACCACCGGTTGCAGCAGAAACTCTACCATAAGCATCAACCGTCAGTGATGTTATAGTATTAGCAGCAGAAAGACCACCAGTTAATGTATAAGTTACATTTGATAGTTCTTGTAGTGCGCCTGATCCATTACCTATAAGTATTGCACCCGATGTAAATGAACTTTGTCCAGTACCACCATCAGACACGGATATGTCTTGAGTAAGATTCGTTACTTTGCCGCCTCTTAGATTTGCGATAAGATTTGCAGTAACTAAATTTGGATCAGCGATATTTAATACATGATCTACTTGTACATCAGCCACATAGTTATCAAACAGATACCATGTATTTGATGCAACGTTTTTAACAAGGCCAGTATGTTTTGTTGTTCCACCTTCAACATAATGAGCAACAAAACCTATGTCAACTGAATTTCCTGTATTATTATTTGCGTAAAGAACAATAGCATCTTCAATCGCGATTGTATCGACAGAAATTGTAGTTGTATTACCTTGAACTATTAAGTTACCATTCAGTGTAAAATCACCAGTAATTGTTTGATTACCAGTTGTTCTAATGACTGTATTATCGACACCAATTGTTACACTATCTGTTGGATTAATTGAAGTGGTAATACCATCACCACCAACAATTGTTAAAGTATCCGTCAATAAGTTAATTGTATTAGTACCAGAATCCGCATTAACCGTTAAAGTTGTCGCAACACTTACATTCGCAGCATAGCTTAAACGACCTTCATCATCAACAGTAAATACTGGAATGCTAGTTGTTCCGCCATAAGTACCAGCGGCAACTCCAGTAGAAGAAAGATCAAATGTAATATCAGCATTCGCCGATCCATCAAAAATGGATGATCCAGTACCATCACCAGAAATGTTAATGTATCTGGCTGTTTCTAATTTTGTAGCTGTTTGTGCGTTACCAGCGATTGAACCAATAAGATTTACGGCAGTAATGTAATTAAATGTGGCATTTCCTGTCGAATCTCTTCTGACCAGAGTATTGCCAGTGGCGGCAGATGTTGCATTATCAAGTATTTGTGTATAATGTTTACCGCCAATTGCTACGACGCCTGTTCCATCATCAATCCACAATTTTCCTGAAACACTAGAGTATGCTGGTTCAGATACATTTAACGTAGGAGGTTGTGATGTAACATTAGAATACTTTAGCTGAATGACTGTGTTTGCCATTTTATTTCCTTTAGATTAATGCTTTTTTATATTTATAACTTTTAGAAAGTGCCGCCATAAACAGTTTTTAGTCCTACTTCACCAACATATCTGTAACCCATTACCATAATTACTTTATTTGTAGTCAAAGAAGAAGGAATCGTATTGCCTATGAAATTTAAAATACCAGCCTGATAATCAAAATGCCACTCTCCAACGCCTGCTGTGCCCGAATCAAATAATTGTGTGCCTGTCGATGCAGGATTAACTGCACCGGAAGAATCAACGTACACTTTCACAAAATAACCTGAACCAAATTCTGGTGGTATCCAGTCAGCTAATTGAGTTTTCCATGTAGGATAAACACCATTTATCGGATTTGATGTTGTATCGGCTACACACTGAACTCTGGATGTTCCCTGATAAGATTGTGTGATTCCTGAAATTTGCGCTGCGATTAAAGGAATTTCTGTTGATCTTGTCCATATCTTATCCCCTCTATTTAATTGAGGGCTTAAAATTGATTCATTACTTGGACTCTTATTTGTTGCTGTGTCCGTTTTGGAAACACCAAATAATTTTTTAAAAAGTAAATCGATTTTTTGTGTGTCAGAAACTGCCATTTAGTTGCTCGCGCTTTCTAATGATAATGCCGTGATTGATTGTCCATTCGTCAATTTTATTCTAACATAAATCTCATTAGTTGTGGTGCTGGAACTTGAGATTGTTCCGAATGTACACGTTTTGCTATGATTCGTCACAAAAGTGTTTAAAGTTACCGTACCACCTAAAGCACAACCATTGCTTCCATTACCAGGAGAATTTATACCAGGAATTCCTGAACCAGCATACGAACGAGACATGTCCAACCAGCCATTCAAAGATGATGTATTATCTATATCGCTTCCAGGAAGAGCTACCCACATGCCAGATATTGTGCCTGTAAATTTAATATTAAATTTTGACACAGAACTTCTTACGAATTTAAATGTGAAATATTGGGCACCAGAGCGTCCAGAACTCAAATTTGGACCAACAGGAAGATGACCAACAGAATAATTTGTTTGATCGTGTTTCAAAATTCCACCAACGATTGTTGCATCATAATCATATAGTGTACTATTTTGACTATCGAAAACAGAAGCACTATTCGTAAAAGATGGAGTATCGCTATTACCAAAATTTATAACTCTGCTTGCCAAATTTGAACCAACACCTATAGTAGAACCAAAAGTTATTGATGTTTCTTCCATTAAACTGGATGTTCCCGTCTTCCTTAAAACAACATTAGCTAGAGCACTGGTAAATGAATGGGAACCTATGCTGTAACTATTATCAACTCTGACAGTCGGTCCCGAAGAACTAAAACCAAATCCAGATGTTATATTTGCTTGAGTGTTAACTGTAGCAGAACCAGAAGATACGAACAAATCTCTAGACAATGGTAAAGGAATGGATGCATCTGTGTAAGTTTTGCTTAATGGTGTAGAAAAACTACCAGCGGCGACACCTGTAAAAAATGTATCAGATACAGGAAACATATCACCACTGAGCTTATTCACATCAACTGATAAATTGAATGTTGTATTGTTACTATAATGTGGAATAGTGCTGGAGTATGTTAATACTTCGACTGCTGGTGTTATAGTTGCATTAGAAAATGTTGGTGTTCCTGGAGCACTGGAGTCATAGTACCAATACGCAACATCCGAATCAGTTGCCGATGTGTGAGAGAAATAAATTTCATTCCAACCAGGATTGACTATTCCATTCGCTTGGGCATCAAAACTATACCAGAAACCTGGAGCATCTCCTGTTACAAGAGAATAATCTTTATTATCACTAATTGTAATATCATCATAAGTTCCATTCGCTGTAAACTCAGAAAAAGCTACAGTACCCGCAAGTGATCCATTTTTATATAAGTTTAGGAATCCTTGATTTCCAGGACCTACATCATTAAAATTGTTTGTGTTATAAGATGCATCTCTTCTAACGTTCGTTACAATCGTACCTCCTGGAACATTTCTTCCACTATTTGTATTATCGCCTTGGGAAAAATCACACATTCTACAAGTGGAAAAATCACTCACAACTAAAGATGTGTTTCCTGGAAAAGCTGGTGGAGAAGGAGGTATCAAGCGTCCAACAAATTGATTCAATATCGCTATTCCATCAGTAATACTCATTTCAGGATTCAAACCACTTATGTTAAAGTTTCCTTGTGTATTAAAACCCAACAATAAATCATTTCCTTGAACAGTATTGGCAAATTCAAAAGCTAAATTTGCAATATCTATCGCAACATTTACGACTTCTGATACAGATTGAACTGTTGTGGTTAAACTGTCTATAGCATCAACGCTTGTTTCGGCAACAAATAATGCTTCGGATGCGTTATTGGCAACTTGATTAAATTCTACTGGTGTTTGACCAGGACTAGCAATCACTAGTCCAGTTCCTGTATTTCCTAAAACTATTCCATCGATATCAACTGAACCAGGACCAACGTATAATGAATGCCATCTATATTGTTCACTTCCCAAATAATAAAAATTATCTATTGTTGGTGTGATATTTCCTGTTAAATTTAAATTCGAAGATAAATTTCCTGTTGATTTAAATTCAACTTTTTTTGTTATGAATTTTGTATTTGCTGCATCATATACAAGAGCATCACCATCTTCCAATATCGAAATGTCAACATCGGTTAATTCCGATAAAGATACATTCGGTTTAGGTTTGTATTTTGGATCAGCAATAGACGTTGTTATGTTTTGCTGAACTGTAACTTTTCCTATCGTTCCAGCAGGAGTAATTCTGGCTCTAACCATTTAGCATTACCTTGTAACTGACGGAAGCACAGTCACTATTCCTTCTACAACCCTCGTGACAATATTTGTTGGAGATGTTATTTTCAAATCGTAAACATATCTTCCTGGTGAAAGAAGAGATGTGTTTGCGGCAGTCATAGAAAGAGTTATTTCACCATTTGATGTTCCTGTTATGTCACTTTTAATTACTGTTGATGATGAAGAATAATAGGATTTTCTCATCTGTGATGATGCGCTATAAGCATATAAATTTATAGCTAATCCATTCACATCTTCAACATTTATTGTTGTACTAAAAGTAGCACCCTGTTCAATTAGTATTTCTGAAAATGCTGCCACTTTTACTCCTTTTTCTTCAATTCATCGATTTCATTCTTCAATTCTTTAATAGCAGCAAATGCTAGTGCTACTAATTTGACATAATCAACAGCTAAAGTTCCATCTTCTCTTTCTTTTACAGCCAAAGGAAACACTTGTTGAACATCTTGAGCGATCACACCAAAATCAGATTTGTTAATAAAATAACCATCTTCCCCACCATTCTCTTCAATATATTCATCTTTCCAATCAAATGTTTTTCCACCAATAGCCGAGACTTTTTCTAAAGGAGAAGATATATCTTTAATATTCTCTTTTAATTTTCTATCGGATGAAAATACAGATATTATATCCGCTGTTGCTCTAATTTGACCAGTTACTCCAGATGCTGTTACACCAATACCTAGAGATTTAAATTGAACATCATTGGTTGTATTTAAATCTTGATTAGAAGACGAAATAGATTGATTGGTAATACTTGTTATAAATCCTTGATTGTCAACTTGAACGACTGGAACTTGAGATGCGCTTCCATAAGTTCCTGCTGTAATAGTTGCAGTCGTTATATCTAATGCAGTTATTGATGTTATATGACCTGTAGAATTAACTGCAATTTGAGGTACTTTTCTAGCTGTTCCGTATGTTCCACCAGTCACACCGCTCGCTGCATGAGAAATATTTCCAGTGAATCTATCCAACTGTATAGGAAGAGTATTTGAACTTGCAACTCTATTACCATTGTCGAATATACCTGTAGATGATGTTACAGGAGGCGCGGTGGCACCACTGTTAATTAATCCAGCAACGAATGTATTACCACCTACACCAAGACCTCCAGTGTTGATACGCACTGCACCTGTAGCAGATGAAGTTGATGCTGTTCCATTTGTAAATTGTACAGCGCGATCAGTTGTTGCGCCTCGTGTTGTTACTGTTTGTAGAGTATCCGCTTCTGCTGGAAAAGATATACTAGTATTAGTTACAGAAGTAATTCTTCCTTTAGCATCAACAATTATTCTTGGATAGTTTGTTCCATTGCCGCCATAACTTCCAGCGACCGCTCCCGAATCTGCCATTCTAGCAGTATTCAATGTTCCAGAGCTAATAAAATTAGCATTTGTTGTATCTGTTGTTGCTGATGTGGCTAGACCAGTAACGGAAGAAGAAGGAATTGCTATAGATTTATTTTCTATAGCCGTTACTCTTCCTTTAGTGTCTACAGTAACAGCGACAGATGTTGCATTACCGCCATAAACACCTGCCACTCCAGCAGAAACAGTCGCTAATCTATCTGCGCTTAATGTTCCTGAACTAATATTGTCAGCGTTTCTTGTATCTGTTGTTGCAGATCCGGCTAGACCAGTAACCGAACCGGAAGGAATCGATACTGCTACGTTAACAACATCAGTTATTCTTCCTTTAGCGTCAACAATAATTCTTGGAATTGTTGCTGCGTTACCATAACTTCCAGCGACCGCACCGGAATCTGACAATCTAGCAAAAGCTAATGTTCCTGAACTAATATTGTCAGCGTTTCTTGTATCTGTTGTTGCTGATCCAGCTAGACCAGTAACCGAACCGGAAGGAATTGACACCGCAACATTGACAACATCAGTTATTCTTCCTTTAGCGTCAACAATAATTCTTGGAATTGTTGCTGCGTTACCATAACTTCCAGCAGTTGCACCAGAAGTTGCTAATCTGTCTACACTTAATGTTCCTGAACTAATATTGTCAGCGTTTCTTGTATCCGTTGTTGCTGATCCAGCTAGACCAGTAACAGCAGTGTAGGAAATTGCAATATCCGTATTGGTTACACCCGTAATATGCCCTGTGTCATTAGTTACAAATACAGGAACTTTACTTGCTGATCCATGTGTTCCTGCTGTGCCTGCTGTTGCGTGTATGAATTTGCCTGTTGAAGAATTATAACTCAAAGGAGCATCAGCACTAACACTCTCTCTAGATCTTTGTGTAGTAAAATAAAGATTGGTGTCTTCCGTTAGATATTTTGTAGTATTGGCTAGTCTAAATTCATTTGCAGATAAACCATTATTTGCTACCCAAGAATCAATAGTCTCATTCCAACGAATATAAACATTTGTTAGCGTTCCCCTATTGATTAAAATTCCTGAATCTTGTGATGGTGCTTGATTTTGAGCTAAATTAGAATTTAATAATATTTCATTATCAGCTAAATTTATTTCTTCCGTATTTACAGTTGTGTATGTACCAGTAACAGTGAGATTTCCCGTAACACTAACGTCACTGCTGATAGTCTGTGTTGTGCCCGTACCAGAAACTTTTAAGAAATTACCATCAACATAACTCTTCATGTTGGTATTAGCAGTATCAACATAATTTTTCATGTTGGTATTGGCTACGTCAACATAAGACTGCATTCTAGTATTTGCTACATCAACATAACTCTTCATGTTGGTATTAGCAGTATCAACATAATTCTTCATGTTGGTATTTGCTGTAACAATACTTTCACTTAATGTTTTTGCTCCAGCAGAACTTAATGCAACCGTCTGACTTGTGGAAGTTAATGAGCTACTAATGGAGTTTGTAGTTAAGATATTGGTATAACTTGTTGATAGATCATTATTGAAAACATCTCTAATTTGCCAAGTGTTTGAAGAAGCTGTCCATCTAATATATGCATTAGCATTAGAGTTTGTTCCTCCTGAGCCACCATTAACACCACCTTTATCGTTACCTCTAAAAACACCGAAATATGCAGCACCAGTCGTTGTAACAGGAGTTGTTGTGCTAATAGTTAATGCATCTGTATCATAAAGTATATCACCAGTTAAGACAAAATCTCCTGCAACCGAAAGTTTTCCTTGTACGGCTAAATCAGTCGAAACAGTTAAAGAACCAGTGATGGTTTGTGTAGGACTTGTTAATTTGACAAAAGACGCATCTGTATAACTTTTCAGACCGGTATTTGCTACGTCAACATAAGACTGCATTCTAGTATTGGCTACGTCAACATAGGACTTCATGTTGGTATTAGCAACATCAACATAGGACTTCATGTTAGTATTAGCAGTATCAACATAATTCTTCATGTTGGTATTGGCTACGTCAACATAACTCTTCATGTTGGTATTAGCAGTATCAACATAATTCTTCATGTTGGTATTGGCTACGTCAACATAACTCTTGAGATTAGTGTTTGCTACGTCAACATAAGACTGCATTCTAGTATTGGCTACGTCAACATAAGACTGCATTCTAGTATTTGCTACATCAACATAACTCTTCATCTTGGTATTGGCAGTTGTAACTACATTCGACACTACCACTGTAGTTTCGCTCGTACTTCCTTCAGTTGTATCGAGTTGAACTACGCCTGTCAGTGAAGTTGTTGCTGAACGTATTGTTGTATTTGTTACTGCTGAAACATGTCCTGTATCGTTTACAACAAAAACAGGTACTTCTATACTTGATCCATGAGTGGCTGCCGTTACTCCTGAAGTTGCATGAGATACTGATAAAGATCCATCTGATATTGAAGATACTATTGGAGAAGACGGAGTAACACTTCTAACAACTCTTATTCCAGAATCATGTACTCCTGCTGCTCCATAAATTGCACCCGTGGATACCAAGTTTGAAGACCAAACATTTCCTGTTACACCAACACCTCCAGAAACTCTTAATGCGCCGCTTGTTACAGATGTTGTTCTCTCATCACTACCCAAATTCAAATTGCCAGTAACAGTAGAATTTCCTTGTACTGTTAAAGAGCCGTTGGCGCCACCATTAAGAGTATTCGCAGCATAAACAAATACATTACCAGCACTATTAGATGTTCGATCACCGATGGATACAAGAACTGATGTATTAACGGCACCAGCAGCATCACCTTTAACAGTGAGATTACCAGAGATAAATGCAGATTTCGAAACACCAAGACCACCAGGAGTTACCATGGATCCCGTTGAATTACTTGTCGATTCTGTCGTTTCGGTGGATCTAATTGTGCCACCAACTAGAGAATTCGATGCTATAAAATGAGCACCAGTAGTATTAGAAGTAATTCTGGCTGTGTCTGCTACTAATGATCCTGATGCTATGAAGTGTGAACCTGTTGTATTCGAAGCAATTCTAGCCGTGTCTGCTACTAATGATCCTGATGCTATAAAATGAGCGCCAGTAGTATTCGAAGCAATTCTAGCCGTGTCTGCTACTAATGATCCTGATGCTATAAAATGAGCGCCAGT